CTTTAACGGAAGGAAAACGGCGTTAGCCGTGACAAGCCTTAGTTATTCCAAGGCCCGAGGTCATACCAGCCCTTAGTATGAATTCGTGTTATTTTGGGATATGTCATTTTCCTCAGGTCGTGATGACCCAGAAGAGGGGTAGTTTCTCTAATTCTTTCCTCGATAAGCTTGAGATGCCGGCCCTTAGGACCGACTTCTGCAAGTAGACGCGGTTCGCGCCTACGCTCATCAAGGTCAGTTTCATGATCAACCTTCCCACTAGCCGATAGTGTAGCGGTGTAACCCGCGTGACTATCTCTCATAGCCTGTTTGACAGGCAAGCGGATAAGAGCTCTAAAAAGATACCCCTCCCATCCTTCCCGGTTTCCGGTTGGACGAGAGGGGCAGGCTTCGTCAAAGTTACTTATGATTCCGGGATCACCAAAGCCTTCGGGGATTCGACATCCACGAAATGCTTCAGGTACCCGGTCCACAAGACTTGACCAAGTAGAACGGAAGCGAGCATCACAACCGCAACCAAAATTGCGGCGATGAGCATACCTCCGGACACTGTTAGCCAGTTTAAAAACGCTTTCCACATTTGAGATAGATTCCTTAAGGAAAATTGGCCTGACATCTATGCCATCGAAGTAGTCTTTTCCGCAAGACTCCCGAAAACGTCCAGAAGAGAAACTCTTCTTTTCATTCACGGAAAACCCTGCGAAATTGAGTACCTTTACCACAGAGTCATACGACGCCGTCGGGACGATAATATCGTCCCCATAGACGTTGCAGACCTGCTCTTGACCATTGACTTCCAAGCACGATTTACAAAGTGCCCAGAAGATCAGACTTTCAAGTTCGAAAGTGCACGCATTCCCCATACTGGAGAATTTGTGGTAGAAATACCAGGTTTTGTCCTCGCGGACATAGCCTTGCTTACTTCTAACTTGGTCAAGAAGCACGTACCACTTTGACGGTAGCAGGAACTTCACTAACTTCGAAGAGATAGTGTCACTCGCGCCTTGTAGGTCGATTGTGGCTAAATCCCCGTAAAGGGAACCGTGTTTAGCTAAGCGTTGATTGTATGTCTGATCTTTCAGATTGATACCAGCGCGTATGCGAAGCAAATTGCGAATCTCGCGTCCGAAGCCCTTCTGTAAATATGAATTTACATGAGGCTCTTTCGCTATGATCCGGTCAGTCTTCGCATTCTTTGGCACGAACACGATCTCGTTACCTCTGACCACATTGAAAGCCTCTCTGGTAAGAGAAACGCCAATGCTAGGGAACTCGTCAGTTTGCAACTGACAGTTAACCCAGGAGGGAATGCTGTTCACACAGCAATGCCCCATCACGAGAGAGTTACTCGTAACGTCGAGACGCTGAGCGTACTTGACGTAGGCTGATGTATGACTTCCAGTAGCCACCGAAGTGGCTCCAGGTCCCCATCCAAAGCCACGTGAAATGCTTTCCAAGTCAGGAGTCCCTAGAACAAAGCTTATTTTTCGACGAGCGAGCCTGAAAATGGCTGCTAACGTCGGGTCCCATAAGGATGGGTCCAGCTCTAGTTTTCGGAACTTTTCATTGGTAGCGCGACACGCGTCCTCGAACTTGAAGAACGATTCCAAAGCCACCTGTCTAGGTTTCAACTCCGGATGTTTAAAGTCCGGAAACTTCGACAGAAACTTTGAAACAAGGTAATCATCGGCAAAGGCGTGAGCCTTCACGTAGTTACCAGGGTCAACCTCCAAATTCACAAGCTGGGCAAACTCGTTGTTTTTCAACAACAAGGCTGCCGTCAGCGAGCGCGGAGTATCGACTGCTTCAAACAATTCGAGGGAAACAGACTGCAATGTCCTTTCGGACACCGTACGAGACACGGGACTTAGTCGCCGTATTAGTTCATGCTTCTGCATTGAACTCCTTTATAAGTTATCTTACAGAGGGGCGACTCCACCTACACAAGCTTACGCTTTAGTAGATGAAGTCGAGGTCGTGCACCTGACCGG